GGGGGAACGCAACGTCAGCTTTCGGACTTCCGTGTGGTGGAACCCAGTGCCGCCCACTCGTCGCTCGGAAGACTGCCCTGCCACGCGCTACTGATGTGAGTGTAAATCAGATCCAGACTCGGGGGCCCATACCTTATTCCCGAAGTATCTTACACTGACAACTCACACTCTCACGTGTGGGCACAGCCTTCTCCGCTAAGAGAAACACCAATGCCACCCGCACAAACCGATAAAGTAAAGCAGGTTGTCCAGACCAATTTAGTCCGACGTCGCGTTGTCGCCCAGGTAGGGAGGATGCTGCCTCGCTCCTATCCCGGACCGCTCGCTGCCACGAGACTACCCTTTATTTTATCCTTGGAAGGGTTCTCCAAGTCTCCACAGATTAGGCACTGCAGAGACTACCAGTGCTATTTATATCCCCGAGCACCGTCGGATCCCCGCAAACAGTTTAACGACTTTACAGGGTTGGTCGTTTCGCCGAGGTCCCAGCTAGCAGTCCGTTCGAACTGCTAACCGGTGTCGGCCATGGGCCAGCTTCTCAAGTAGGGGCAGCACCTTGTGGAGAATGTCCTCTTCTTTGTGTGCGGAAGAGAACATCTTCTTAGTCATGTCAACTAACCCAGGAATAAGGGGGGCGAGAGAGGCCAGGATTGCTGGCAGTCCCTCGAGCCCCTCCTTATCCAGGAGAGCATTCATAACATCAAGCTGCTTGCGGATGTGGATCGACTCCTCATCCGCTATGAGAGCGGGTCCCACAGTCAACTGAAGAACACTATTGACGCCGAGCACTGGATTGTGCTCGCAGAACTCAATCTCGAAGTCAATCACGAGGTTGCCGCTGTCAACACACTCAGCGAGTGTGGCGACAGGTTCTTGGTTGGTGAGGCAGCCGATGACTCCGAACTGCGTCAGACGAGGATTGAAGTTGGCCTGAAACTCCGCGACCGTGGGCACTGAACCGGTGCCAACAACGGTAGACGCGGCGCTGCAGTACAGCCACTCGTCCGTGAGTGCCTCTGAGATGTCAACAGTGGCATGTTGCCACGGAGCGAAGGACACAGTGTTCTCCAACCCTTGAAGAGTGGCCACATTGGGGTAGCCCTCATTCGGAGCGAGAATGTTAGGGTGGAGCGGGTCCGCTGACACTGATAGTGTCAGCTCACCCTCTGTGTCCGCCGGGCACGAAGGAACGTAGCTGACCGCCAGCGTGCGAACACGGTAGCGGACAAACTGGTATCCCTCGAGCAACATCTCCAGGCTGCGCGGTAAATACCGCCCAACCCTATTGACATTGGCTCCGCCGGAGAACCCTCGGAGCGCGTAGCCACCTGTCGGCGACAACGTCATGGCCATCCTTGGAATGTTTTGGTTGGCCACATCGTCGACGAGACGGGGGAAACACGCGCCGTAGTTCGCGGCGGCAGAGGCGTTGTTCTTCAGGCGCACGGGGCATAAGATCGCGTGCACCCGGGCCGTAGCGCGACTGCCATGTTTCCGTATCTCCACGTGGGGGTGGAGAACGGTTCCAGTGGCAAATGGCGCTTCCTCGGCGGAGTCGGAGACCGTGATGTTCGGTCTCTCGACAGTGTAGCCGGACTTTAACGCCCGACGGGGGGCCGCCGCTTGACGCTTGGCGACCTGTTGTTTGCCTGCGAGCTTGGACTTGCTCGCCTGCTTGGTAGGCTTCTTGGAAAATACTTTGGACATTCCCTATCCCGGGACAGCAATCGCCATCGGGCTAGAGAGTGGGGAAGAAGGTCTCCGGGCCGTACGATTGGACCCAAGAGGCCGGCGATAGATCCTCGCCTCCACACTCCGGTGCTTTGAAGTCTATTTCCCATCTACCTAAAGCTCTCTCTATCCGTTCTTGTTCACCTACTGGTATATCGAACGCCTTCTCGAAGGAAGTTCGAGCTTCCGGTGTGATGCTACCAGGACCACGTTCCCTGTCCAACAGCCATACGCGATGTTGGAATGCCTCAACTTCCCAAGGGGGAAGGGGTCTTACGTCAGGTGTGTTCCTCAATAGCGCCAAGGCGAAGTCCTGAAGTATGGGTACTCCATGGTTGAGACTTAACTCACACTCGCCAACCGAACGCACGAACCTCTTCATGGCCTTTGGACTTTTGAACTTGTTAGTGCAAAGGGCATTTGAGAGAACTTTTCTAGGATCACGGACCATCACTGGACCGGCGACTGTCTTCACTAAGCGACTCTGGCAGAAATCTATTTGGTGAATACAGTCGGCTACCCCCTCGAGCTTAAGCTCGTGACCATAGAGGGCAAATCTCTCGACTATTGTTGCTAGGACGGTGTCGAGATCCGATCTTTCAACATATATGTGAAAGTCGTCGCCGTCATCTGCGATAGCATACCTAGTTATGCCTACGCATTCGAAGTAATCCAGCAGCATAATAACCGCTAAAAGGCTGTTTCCTGCACCGGTATCAGCCGAACCACTCCTAACATTGCCTGTGTATGTGGCACGCACCCCCAGCCTGGTGCGTACCTTGGTACTGAGTTCCTTAGCACAGACTCTATGAAACTCTTCATCCCTTATAACCCACCGGTATAGTTGGTGCTTAACCAACAACTGTCGGGTCGTGACGTTGACATCCCAATGCTTACCGTCGCCCATAATGGCGACGGGGTCATCGAAATACTCCCACTTTAGGAGCATTGTCTCCGCACGCAGCTGCTGGTTCATGCCCTTAAAGAACATGCTAGTACCGGTGGAGTCAGTGAGCGTTGGAAAACGCGCTTCCAGCGCCTTCACATAGCGCATACAGAACAGAATAACCTTGAAAGAACAGAACTGTATTATACGTGGCGGTCTGTTGTATCGAGAGCCCTTGAGCTGCTCGAATTTAACAAACGCCTGGTACGTAAAGTCCCTATCTTCTAGGCCATCCGCTTGTAGCGCCTCGAATGCGCTTTCGTAGCGTTTCCGCTTAGGACCGGAATATCCAGAAATTATTTCGGAATATCCGCGAGGGTCGACGATGCCGATTCTGCGAGCGAGCTTCCTAGCTGTCCGTAGGAGGGCTCTGTAAGCACGAGCGTCAGTATCTCCTCGTTGGCAGAGTACGCGGTCTGTGAGTCCATATATTTGGTTATGTATGCAGTCGCAGTGAGCGAAACTAGCCCAACCGCCGTCAATTGCAACACGCCCAATACGGACAAACTCCTTATAGCAGCCCCAGCCATGATCAAGGGATTGATCAACTCCCGCCGTACTGATTGTACAGCCAGACCTAATCCGCCCAAGCACGGATCCTTCCGTACAAAGACACTTAACCATGACGGGGCGCGTCCGTTTACCGTCTCTCCCAGTCCTTCGTAGCACGTGATCCTCTGATAGGCCTGGATGCTCTTTCGAACAATCTCGGCCGTGGACAATTCGTCCCAGTCTACGTGTTTCTGACACCAAAGCTTACTAGCTAGGGTGAGGGCAGAGAGATTGTCTCTCCGCCAATTGTCAGGGTAACGCATGATCAGATATCCCACGAGCTCCGGATTGCACCCAGGCACACTACGACTTGCTTGCCGTTCAGTAACCTCAGAGTCTCCGCCGACTATACCGCCAGCGATGGCTCCAAAGGTTATGGCGCCGGGCCAAAAACCCACACGGCGTCCTACCCAGGTAGCAAAAACTGCTCCCCAGGCAAGGCCGCCGAGTTTGGCTAACCTATTGTCGACTGTTGCGACACTTAGTCCATAAGTTAACCATTTGACCTCCTTTCGTCGGTTGTCGGCAATCTGCTGTAGATGGTCCTCTACATCGACTTCCTCAACCACAGGTGGATCCGCACCTGCCTCAGCCTTCTTAGCTTGTAGGAGTTCTAACTCTTGGGTTAGCTTCTCTCTACGGAGGGCGGCCTCAAGCTCCAACTCCTCCGCCTTGCGTGCAGCACTGGCAATCTCGATTTCCAATTTAATGTCATCGAGCTCTGCCTGCCTGTCACCCGCAACGGGGTTTTGAGCCTTCTCGGCCTCCTTCCTCTTAGCCTTGTTGGCCTTGTGGTTCCTTCTCTTCTGCGCGCGCTTGGACATAGCGGGCGCAGCAGCTGGGCTAACGTTATCATTTTGTGATTCCATTAATGTTGA